GCGAATGTTGGCGGATAAATCACAAGACCTTGAAAACAGCGTAGAAGCATTTATAAAAAAAGGGGGCTGACCTTATGACAGTTATTGAGAGCGTGCAAAAATGGCTTAAAACCTATAACGGGTTAAAGGGTCGGCTTGATGTTGACTTCTTACCCGAGGACGCCGACACATACAGCGTTGATACTATACCTTGTGAGGAAGTATTAAAGCGGTACAAAGACGGGGGAACAATGAAACAATTTCAATTCGCTGTGTCTTCCCGTAGGTATTACGAACAAAACATAAAAAACAATTTAAGTAATTTACAGTTTTTTGAGGATCTGACCGCGTGGGTAGAAAAGAAAGCCCGCGCCCGTGAACTTCCGGCAATGGATAAGGAACGGCAACCCTTAAAAATTGTTGTTACTTCAACAGCTTACCCGTTTATCGTTTCCGAGGACGGGAAAGCACGTTACCAAATTCAAATGAGATTAGAATATTATCAAAAAAGGAGTGTTTAACTTATGAAACTTTCCGAACTTATGGCAAATGCTACACTTAACCCCGATTTTGAGGGTGTTGTAACAAATGACGATTATGTTCTTGCTGTCGATTGCGGAGAAACACCCGCAGAAGATTTTGAGAGCGTGGGCAGCTTTGCAGTTGTTCAGCTTGGTGTTGCGGGGCTTGATAGCTCAATGAATCCCATTACACAGGATAAAACATATATCCGTGCGGGACAGAGCACCACAAAAACAGGCAATCAGCGTTCTTTCGCTATTTCGGGTGACCGTTATATCGGGGACGAATTTCAGGACTTTGCTTTATCTCACAAGGTTAAGTATGGAACAGGACAGACCGTTGTAAGAAAATATGTTTACTTTAACATCGTAACAGGCAAGGGCGAAAGCGGAGATTGTTCAATTATTGTTAATTCGGACGGTAGCGGCGAAGCAGGTAACAGCGCGGAAATTGATATTGAACTTAGAAAGAGCGGAGCAGCACCCGCGGAGTTTGATTACACAGCACTTTCTGCGTAAAAGAAAGAATCAAGGCGGGGGCGCAATGCCCCCGTTATTTTTTTAAGGAGTGAAAACAATGGCAGAGTTTATATATAAAGATTATGAATGTAAATTGAAGTTTGGCGAATATGAGTATAAATTGCCTTTAAACGAGCAGACCGCGGAACTTATCGAAAATGCTCTTTCGGATAAGGTGTTACCCCCGAAATTTGAGGGCATAGAGGACATAAACGCATTTTATAACAATGTTATGGACGCGGTGGATGAGGTATTAGGCGAAGGCGCAGCGGAAACCATAATGAGCAGATTTGCACACGCGGGAACAATGGAACTGTTAAGCGTGGTTAATTACATTGTAAGCGAATGGCGCACACAGTACGATGCAGAAGTTGACGCAATGAAGAAAACCGCCCATATTCCGAACAGAGAAACCCGCAGAGCAAATAAAGGCGGCAGACGATGAACATATTAACCGATTATTTACCGGAAAGCGTTAAGGTTGGGAAAACCACCTTTGAGCTTGAAACGGACTTTCGGGCGGGTGTTTCTTTTTACTTAATGATTGAAGCAGGGGAAGAAAGCCCATTTAAACTCTGCACGCCGTTTTTTCCTAATGGTATACCCCGTGACATTAACGGGGCTGTTGATGCGGTTATATACTTTTTGAGCGGGGGAAAATCGGAAGAGGATAACGCACCCGCAAAGAAAGAGAAACCCTCTTATTCTTTTGCTGTTGATAGTGAGGTTATATATGCGGACTTTTGGCGTTTTTACAACCTTGACTTGTCAAAAGATAGTTTACATTGGTGGACTTTCCGAAGCCTTTTAATGGGACTACCCGAGGACAGTAATTTCAAAACGCGGATATATTACCGCACTTGCAATTTAAAGGACTTACCGAAAAAGGAACAAGCGCGGATCAGAAGCATAAGAAAACAAATTGAGATAAAGACAGTAGAGAAAAACGGCAAAATCACTCTTGAGGAAAGAAACAAGAAAATGCTTGAATATGTAAGCAAACGAGGAAACGAAATGGGGTGAAAATATGGCGGATGACGGAAGCGTAAAAATCGGGATTGGTGCTGATGATAGCGAGTTAAAGGAAAAACTTGACGAAACCGAAGAATCCCTAAAGGGTTTAGGTGATAAGCAAAAAGAGACACAAAAAGAAACCGAGAAAACAACAAGTAAATTCAAAGAACTCGCAGAAACCATAGACAGACAGACTAAGGAATTGAGCGACCTCAAGGGAGAATATGCAGAGGCATTAATTAATTTTGGTAAAGGTTCGACAGAGGCAAAAGAGCTTGAGGGGAAAATGTCCTCTCTTAATACAGAACTTTCCAAAAATAAGGAAATGTACAGCAAAGCGGCAAACGAGGCGGGAAAGCTCTCGACAGCACTTGACGAAAACGAAAAAAGCTTTGGAACAGCGGAAGTTGCAATCGGCTCGTTTGTGGGTAATGCGTTGTCTAGCCTTGCAAGCAAGATAGGTGAAACGATAGGCAACATAGCGGCTCTTGCCGACGAAACAAGAGAATACCGCGAAGATATGGCGAAGCTTGACGCAGCTTTCACAAGTGCGGGACATAGCACCGAAACAGCACAACAGGCGTATGACGGATTTTATAAAATCTTGGGCGAAAGCGATAGAACTGTTGAAGCGGTTAACCACTTGGCGGAAATGACTACAAGCACCGAGGATCTGACAAAGTGGCAAACCATATGTGCAGGTGTTACGGCTCGTTTTGGTGACAGTTTGCCTATTGAGGGATTGACGGAAGCGGCTTAATAAAATAGGTCATTCATATAGTGATATATGTCTAAACGTGGAATATGCGGGGAAACCCTAAAGGCTTGACTACCAAGTGTAAAAATGTCAAGTATGAAACAATGGGCAATCCGCAGGGATAGGCACTTGATAAGGTGCAAGCCCCCAACGACTACCAACACGCAACCGCGATAATATCAACGTTGAAGGTATAGTCTACACCCCTAATAAATATCGGGAAACCGAGGGTATAAATGGAACGAAACAGCAAAGGTCGGGGCTGTAACGGGACCGCTTGCAGATGCACTTAATTGGGCGGGTATATCCGAGGACGAATTCAATAAAAAGCTTGAAAAGTGCAACAGCGAACAGGAACGCGCGGCACTCATTACAAATACCCTTAATGGTGAATATGCAGCAGCGGCGGAAGAATACAACAAGTTGACCGCAAACACACAAGCGGCAAGGGACGCAACCAACAATATGGAACAGGCGCAAGCGGCACTTGGCGCGGCTATTGAACCCGTAACAACCGCGTGGACGAACTTAAAAGCCAATGCAATGCAATGGTTTGTTGATGAAGGTTTACCCGCATTACAGACAGGGTGGCAATGGGTGCTTGATAATATCCCCGTTGTTACAACTGTTGTAGCAGGGCTCACGGCGGCGTGGCTTGCATTTGGCGGCGCACAAACCATTGTAACAACTGTAACAGAGGCGTACACAATAGCACAGGCGGCATTAAATGCAGTAATGAACGCAAACCCGATAGGCTTAGTTATTCTTGCAATTACCGCACTTGTTGCGGGGTTTATGTTGCTTTGGAAAAACAGTGAGGGCTTTCGTAATTTTTGGATCGGGCTTTGGGAGATTATCAAAAAAGCGGCGGCGGCTGTTGCTGAATGGTTTACAACCACTTGGGACGAAACTATACAATGGTTTAAAGACGCAGTTGCAGAAATCAAAGAATTTTTCGCAACAGCTTGGGAAGGTATCAAACAAGTTTTCAACAATACAATCATCGGGGCATATTTCAAGGCAATATGGGAAACAATCAAAGGAATATTTGCCGTTGTGAAAGCTGTATTAAGTGGTAATTGGTCGGACGCTTGGGAAGCCATAAAAGGCATTGTGAACACTTGGGCGGGCTATTATGGTGAAGTATGGGGGAAAATTAAAGCCGTTTTTGCAGTTGTCGGCACTTGGTTTTCCGAAAAATTCACGGAGGCGAAAAATGCTATATTGTCGGTGTTCTCAAATATAGGCGCGAAGTTTAACGAGGTTAAAGAAAAGATTTTCAACGCATTCAGTAATATAAAAGAAAAGTTTTTATCCACTGGCACAAACATTGTAAACGGTATTTGGAGCGGTATAAGCAATGGTTACGAATGGATTAAAGGCAAAATTAAAACTTGGGTTGGAAATGTTGTTGACTTCTGTAAAAAAATACTTGGTATCAAATCCCCGTCGCGTGTTTTCCGTGACGAAGTCGGAAAAATGATTAGCGCGGGTATGGCGGTAGGTATTGAGGACAATGCGGACTTGGTAACGGACGCAGCAACGGGCTTGTTTGATAGCTTAAACAAAGTAATTGAGGACGAGCAAAAGAAAAACATTAAAACCGTCAAAGATTACAACAACGAGATTTTAGAGGAAACCAATAGCCATAATTGGGAACGTGAAAAAATTGAGAAAGACACAAGCAAAAAGCTATTGGATATTGAGGAAAAGTACAACGAGGCAAAGAAAAAGAAAGGTGCTGACCTTGTAAAGCTTGAGAAAGAAAAGCAAGAGGATATTTTAAAAGTCAATGAAGATTATGACCTTGCTATTGAGAAAGAGAACGAGAGGCACGCGGCGGCAATAGAAAAAATTGAGGACAATATCCAACAAACCATTACAGGCAAAATGCAAGAGCTTGTTTCTCTTGGTGATACCTACAAAGAGAATGTAAAAGCCCTTTGGGAAGACCTTGACAAATCAATAACCGACTTACAGGCGAATTATGACAACCAATTAGCAAGTCGAACAGAGAGCATTGCAAACTCCTTGAATTTGTGGAACGAGGCAAGCAAAAACAAGGTCGGTGCGGTTGAACTCCAAAAAAATCTTAATTCACAAGTTAAGATGCTTGAAGATTACAACACAGCAATTGCAAAGCTTGAAGAACGCGGTCTAAATGAAACCTTGCTAAATCAGCTTAAAGGGCTTGGAGTAGGTGCAACGGGTGAAATAGAAGCACTTGCAAGAATGACGGACGATGCATTAGAAAAATACGTGCAGACTTGGGAAAAGAAACAGGAGCTTGCAAAAAATGCGGCTGTTGAGGAACTAGAACCTTTAAAAGCTGAAACCGAAGCAAAAATACAAGCGGTTACAGATGCGGCACTTGATAAATACGCAACATTGAGGGCGGAATATCAAGAGCAAGGCGCGTTACTTATGGCAGAGCTTAAACAAGCTATGATTGACGCAGGGCAGGGCGGAT